AATCTTCCCCATCTTTTTTCTTTTCTTTCTTAATGAGCGATATTGCTTTTATTTCGAGTAACTTTTCGATTGACTCAGCTAAAAAAACACTTTCGTCTACAATTTCGCCCATTTTGTAACAAGCACCCTTGATGCCTGTTACAATTTGGTGCTCAATTTTATACATTACGATAGAACGGTTAAGCAACTGAAATGGTCAATTGTCAACGGAACGGTAAGCCCAGCCGATTTGATTTCAAATACATGTGCAGAAACTTCCGGTTTAATGTAGTTGTTCAAGATGTAAGCTCCTGAGTCCATCGTTTGAGCAAACTGAGTATTTTGAAGAATACCACTATCACTCATAACACGAGGAACAGCGGCAAAACTCATGAATCCTTTGAAGCTTTCTGCAACAATTACCACTTTTTTAGGGTTAAGGTAATACTGAGCAGTTCCACTAACATCGGTATATGTTTCATTATATGACCAAACATTTACGATATACGGTCCAATTGGAATGCGGTTAATAAATACTGCTCCGGTAGTTGCTTGAATACGTGGTAAGTTATATTCAGTAATATAACGTTGGAATAAACTAAAGTTTTTAGAATATTCAGCCGAACTAATCAAAGCCTGTAAAGCAGCACCACCACAAACCATATTGAATTCAACAGAAGCCGCACCATCAATTTTTAATTGGTCGAGTTGAGCTTGTATGTCCTTTAAGATAGTTGTACTTGTATCCCACTTATTTGTCAAAGTAGCGATATGGCTTGATTTTGATTTGTAATCGATTGTATCAAGCGTATTAGTTGTTACAGTACCAGTTTGAAAAACAGAAGCGGCTTGCAATTCGTAAGCACGTTCAATTTTATTTTTCAATTCTCCGTAGTTCTCTGTAATTTCGGCTACAGCATTAGCGAGCATCTGTGGTTCAATTTCAGTTCCTTGAAATCCTGCGATTTGGTCATAAAGAGCCAAAGAAGTGTTATTGAAATTCTCAGCATAGTAAGGAGGTAGGAAAACTTTTGAAGTCGAAAGACCAAATTTGTTTTTTTCTCCCTCGTTACCTCTCATGATGTCGCTCGCAATTCTACGAGTACCACGCATTACTTCAATACTTACGAATTGAGTCGAACTCACTTTGTCCTGAAAGAAAGAACGAAAGAAGTTAGTAACCGGTAAACTTTCACGCCAAGCACCTAGGAATGACTGTGTTAAAAGCTGTCTAGCTTGTTGTATAGGTATCATATGATTTTATTGATTGTCGTAACCCGACATTTGTGTTGAACTTATGCCTATCAATGTAGTTTCGGCAGTTATAATCTCACGAATAGCCTTACCAGCTACAACGGTGTCCAAAGTGTCAGAACCTTGAAAGATTAATTTTGAATTATCAAAATCGCCTGCAACGCAATAATTCACGTTAGTAACAGTAGCTCCGGAAGCGATAGAAAGATCTTGATTCAAAATACCAACGGCAACCTTACCACCTTCTGTATTTGTAGAATCAAATAATCTAAGATAACCAACTACATTAGCGGTGTCAACTGCAATAGCTTGTACTTTTGCAAGAAGAGTTCCGGCAGGAACTACCAAAGTTGATCCAGTTGTATTTTTGAAAGACCCGGTTCTATATCGGTTTGCACCAAGAAAAATCTTGGTTAAATCATAATTGGTGGTTAACTGGCTTCCAGTATTAGTCACCGTGTTGATGATGCTCATTATTTATAAAGTTTTGATTGAATTTCAGCAATTGCTTTTGAGTCACCTTTTTTAGTGGCTTCAATTAACTGTTTAGTCAAAGACAATTCTTCTTCCTGAGCAGTTTTTTTACTTGCTTCGGCTTCGGTTTCTTTTGCGGTAAAAACAGCAGTTTGAGAAATTTTTGCAGATGCAATTTTTTCAATTCCCATTCCAGCAAGCACTTGTTCTACTGCCAAAGCAATTAATCCGGCTTGTGCTTTTGCTTTTTTAGCATTTTTACCACCGCCATCGTGGTCGGTGTCTGTTACAGGGTCAGAATCATCGTCCCCATCTTCGTCAGGGTCTTCTGCTTTTGCCTTTGCTGCCTTAGCTTTTTCTTTTAGCTCTGCCTTGTAAGCCTCTACAGCCTCTTTGCACATTTCTTTTGCAGCCTCAGGATTTTTTTCTTTAAATTCGTCCTTTGTCATTTTTTTATTATTTGTGTTCACGGCTGTAGCCGCCGGGGCTTTGTATAAAGATGCAACTGCTTTGGCAATTGTGTTTGAATTTTCTCCATCGATAGGAATTATCTTTGTAACTAAGCCAATTTGCTCAGCCTCCTGAGCTGTCAACCAGCAGTTAATTCTTTCTTTTTTACTAAATAAATCATCGATGGAAATACCTTTTAATGCTAGTAATTTTTTATCATCGACAATAGCAGTTAAACGAGCTTTTAAATCTGAATTTATTTTCGCTAATTGAGCTAGATCTTCGGGTGTAAGAGGATTTTCTTCGTCCTCTACCATTTCGGCTCTGTGAATCATAATTGACGAAACAGATAAAGCCTCTCTCTCATCGAAGGCACAAAGGATATAACCCCCCATGCTTGCTGCCATGCCATCAACTTTCCCAATAGAATGACACCCTTTAACCTTAAGTTCATTCATTTTTGCCCACATGCCCCAAGCGGCTTGTACGTCTCCTCCGGGGCAATATAAACGAGCCGAATAAACCTGATCTTCTCCTATCCAGTTAAGGTTTTGGATAAAATTTGCGGCTGTCTCTGCCGTAATAGCTGTATATAAAAGAATTTCGTTCATTATACTGTTGCTGTTTCTGAAACTGTTTCCGTTGGAACTGGAGATATAAATCCTAAATCTGTCGCTTTTTTACGTTCTAAAGCAGACTGATCTATATTTGTTGTCCAGTCTCCACCGTTCAACTCTTCTGTTACTTGCTCATAAGTTGCTAAAGGTGTTGTTTGGTCTCCCAATTTAGCCCTTGCGGCTTGAACTTCCTTAAGAGGATCGATGAATGGCATTTTAGCTCCTATAAATCTTGCTCTTTGGTACGCTTCTATAAGCATATAATCATCCGTATTTTTAGCAACCAAATAACCGGGTGCTTTTATCTTTCCGGTGTAAATTTCAATTTCCAACCAGTAGTTGTACATTGGTTGGTAAATTTCAATGTCAATTTTATCGCGCTCAAATAAAATTTTATGCTCCCAGTTCTTATTTGCTCCACGGCTCGAAGAAAACGAACTTGTGTACTTATTTAAAGCTACTTCTGGCGGTATTCCGATACAAGCGCAAAGAATTTCAAAGTTAGTATTGTAGAACTCGTTAAAATAAAGGTCGTTTTTAGAATCTAAACTCTTTAAAGTTGCCCCTATAGGCATATTAAGAGTGGTTTTTCCTGTCGTGTACTTTATATTAGATGCAGTCTGTTGAAGCAAATTATTAGTTAACTTCTCAGTTCCGGGGTCTAATCCATGTCCAGCAGCAACCTTTAACTTCTGCAATGGGTCTTCACCTGTAGAAAAATTCTGATGTTCAACAAACCAAGGTATTTTAGCCCGTTCCTCAGCACTTCCGACAGTAGCCTCTTTATATCTGTCTAGCTTCTTCATTGTTTCGAGTACAGCGGACAACAAAGGCATTCCTCTGTAAGTATCAACTCTGTATTCTAATCCAAAGACTAAAAAAGCCTGTAAAGTTCCCGTTTGTGTATATGCAGGTACTCGCTCGTACTGCATTGTATCTAAAAGTACATGATAAGCGACTGGCTCACCATATTTATTTATCTCTACACCATTAGAAATAAAATTCCCTGTTTCTGGGTTAGTGTCTGCGAGTGGTGTTTTAATATAATATCCATCAATAACACGAGCCGAAACAGTCTTATTTTTATCTTCTGGTCTTCCGTAATCTAAAATTATCAAACAATCACCGCCAACAATAGCCTGTTTCTTTGCTTCGTAAGCTAATTGGTGAAATGTTTTATGTCGCGTGTTAGTAGCTCGTTTGCTATCTAAATGCAAATTAAATCTACTTTCGGTTACTCGGATGAAATCATTATAATTTAACCCTGTATTTGCTAAAACTTCTTTTTCTGGTTCAGACTTAAATTTTAAACCCGTCCCGATTGTCCACAATAAGAAGTTGTGTATAATCAACTGTGCTATTTCACTCTCTGTGTATGCTTGCCAACTACGTCCTGCTAGACTCTGAAAGTCTGGTATGTAGTTTTTAATCGCGCCCAGCTCACCAGCATTCTTTTCCCCGTTATACGGCTCAGATATGATAATGGGAGCATTATTATTATAATAAGGGAATCCCATCTGCTTAAAAAGTGCGGTGGCAACCTTTTCAGCCTTACCTTCAGCTTTTTTTGCAAAATAACTCTTTACTCCCATTACCAATATCTCTTAACTAATGTAT